GACGAAGTATAATAACCTCGTTCACCTTGTGGCCCTGTTGCTCCTTGTTCTCCTTGAGGGCCTGTATCCCCTTTATCTCCTTTGATACCTTGTTCTCCTTGTGGACCTACTTCTCCTTGTGGACCTTGTGGTCCAACAGCTCCTGTATCACCTTTTAAACCTTTAGCTCCACCAGGTATTTCAATTTCGATAGGTTCATTTCCTATATTAAGTTCTATTAAATCGTTCACTCTTTAACACCTCTTTTCAAAGTAAATCTTGCTTCCCAATTAGGTGTTATGTTGTCCTTTGTACCATCAGCTCTTATTATGTCTATACCATAAACGTAATTTCCTACGTCAAGATATTTAGTATCTGCTGGTGGTAAAGGTATTACAGCCAAACCATTATCAAAAGTTGTTATTTCCTTTTGCAAAACAACAGATTTATCTTTTGTCTTGCGTAAGGTAAAATATACTTTATCTCCATCTGATAAAAAAGGTATTTTGTTAATTGTTGGTTTTATTGTAAAATCTCCTGTATCGCCTCTTGGCATTTCTGCATCCATTGTTGTTGGATTAAACTTTATCATTTTTTACCTCCTTTTTATAAGTAAAAAAAGTTCTCGTAATTTGAGAACTTTTTAACCTTTTTTGTAGTAACTTCTATATATACTTAATTTTTGCTCGGATGATAAATCTAACGAATTTATATATTCAAAAACTTTTTGTTTTTTACTACCACTAATTGCTCTACCATATTCGTTTTTATTTGCTTTAATAGAGTTTATTTTACTATTGATTTTTGCATATTCGCTAACATCAATTCCTAATTCATTTGCTTCATTAACTTTTGCCATAGAATAACTTTTTATTTTAGTTTTTCCATCTTCTTTAACTTCTGCATAATTTTTATCACCTATTTTTATGGTATCACCATTATCATAAGCATTTTTTAATTCATCCATAGTTTGTTTCATTGTGTTAATAATTTCCTTTTGCTTAGCTTTATTTTTGCTATATTTTTCTTTATCTGACATTTTTTTGTTATTTTGAATATTTCTTTGTTCTTTATATAATTCAGATAATTTTGATTGAGCATCACTAAATGAACCAACATATTTAGCTTTAGCTCTATCTAATGCAGTAGATTTTGATGAATTTCCTTTTTGCTCTATTTTATCCATTAAATCGTAATATTGATTAACAGTTTTATTGTTTAATGTAGAATCAGTAGTAAACTTGTTTTTTACTGGATTTTTTATTAATCTTCCTAAAGCCGAATCATCATCACTTTCAGCATAGTTAGTCATAGCAGGTAGTGCTACATCACCTATACCACCTGTATATTGATCTAATAAATAATCTAATTTTTTAGGGCTATAATTTAATTTTTTACCTAACCATTTACTGAATTCGCTTGTCCTTGCGTCAAATCTTTCTTTCTTTGGTAATGATTGTAAATAATCAGATTCTATATTATTACCGCTCCAAGATTTATTATTAGCTACTGAAACTAACGGTGAAAGAACGTTATCTTCGAATGGATTATTTGGTGCTATTTGGTTTGTCGCTATTTCACCAAACCCTTTGAAAGCATCTTTATCTCCGCTAGAAAAATTTTTAGTTCTTCTTGCTGCTGCACCAAATATACTCATCATACGTCCTTTTGGTATTCTTAACCATTTAGAACCATTTTTATCTTCCCAATTACCTTTTTCATCTTTAAATAAATAATATTCATCTTTTACATAATCTGGTAAATCTTTATATTCATCATCATCACCATACATTGCTTCTCCTAGCATAGCAGGTGCTACACCTAACATTGTAACCTTAGCTAACAATTTAACAGCCTGTTTCGGATTCTCTATTTCAGTAAAGTTTCTTGTAAATTTACTAAATCCTTGCATTGAAGCATTAAAGAAAGTTCCACCATTTTTGTTTACCATCTTTGAAATATCTCCACCTCTTTTGAAGTTTGTTGTTATTTCTGCTGCATTGTACATAGCTTCACTTAACACTTCATCTGCTGATTTAGTTGCTTTTTTATTATTTTTTACTACTAAATCACCATCACTATTTAATGTATATCCATTTTGTTCTATTGTCGTTACAAATTCAGTAATTCTTGGCATTGATTCTATAAATTCATTACCTTTTTCAATAGGTGTTAGAATTTTATCAACCGCTTTACTTACTTTACCTTTGTTGCTTTCAAATTCTCCTTGATTAAAATAAGAATTTTGATTTCCTCCTAATGATTCATATAAATTGACATAGTCAGATACATTAACTTTATTAGAATTGGTTATATTACCTTTTCTTGTAAGATTTCCTATTGTTCTACCACCAAATAATTTTATATAATTTTTATAAAAATTACCCATACCATATTTACTATTAAATGGTGCATCACCAATATCTTTGAAAAAGTTGGTTGCTAAAAACAAAGGATTTTTATCAGTTAGTAGAGTTCTTTGCATAGAACTTATTTTTCTCAATGGTGTTCCTAATTTGTTAATTTTCTTTTCCAATGGACTCTTTTGAGTGTTAAGAGCTTCATATATTCCTTCATTTATTGGTAAAACTGTGGCTGTTCCATTATCAAATATTGTAAATGTATAATTACCATTTGCGTCTTTTCCTAATAATTCAGGATTAATCCCAAACGACTCATCAACAGCCGATATTGTTGTATCTTGACTTCCCATACCTAACGTTTTTGCTAATTCTTTACCAAATATATTTTTTCTTATTGAATTAGTAACATCCTGAGTATATTGAGCCATAGTTTCTTTTATTGGCATTATATCTAAAGAACTACCCTTAACCTTTTGTATTTGGTTATTAATTTCTACTTTTCCATTTTTTATTTTAATAGAATTATTACTTTTACCAGTATTTCTTTGAATTCTTACATAATGAGGTGTAGTTTCCATAAAACTATCAGCCATCTCTTGAGAAATCAATCCACCATCTACCATTTTCTGTAATTGATTTTTATTGTATTGCCATATATTTTCAGCAACTCTTTTAATATTAGGATTTTCTTTTTCCAATTTATCTATAATTTCCTGAGAATAATCAGAATCCATATTTGTAAATTGTTCTACACCCTGATTTATACGATCAATATTTAATTGATTCACTAAATACTCATTTAATGTTTTATCAGATATACCACTATCATTAGCATCTTTCCAAATGCTTTCTACTGACATAGCAGTTTTGTTTCCATCTGCATCAGTAAAGTTTTTATATTTTTTACCTAATAAATTAGTTTGAGCTTCACCAATTTGATGTTGTGCTTCACCATGTGCTGTACCTATATTATCATATTTATGATAAAGTGTTTTATTTTTAGTTTTCTTTGCTATATCATATACTTCTTGTCCTTTATCAAATAATGCCCTACGAGTTTCATTTTTAGCTTGTACTATTTTATCTTTTAAAGTTTGTTTTTCTTTCATAGGGGTTTTATCGAGAATTTTTGGTTTTCCATCCGTAATTTCACTTGTTCCATCATCATTTATTCTTAATATATTGTCATTACTTTCTTTATTTGCATATAAAATATTATTTTTATCGTTAGAAAAAGAACTATTATCTAGTTCTTGTTTCGTTGAATGATTTTTTCCATATGCTGCATCGCCTGATGGTCTGTTATTATATTCTTCCATCGTACCACGTAACCTATCATTTCTATTTTTTGATATTCCTGTGTCAAATTCATTACTACTGTTGTTGTTGTTTCCTTGGATATCCCCGCTTCTTTCATAATATCTATCAAAAACTTCTCTGTTGCTGTTAATTTGCCCATCATCCACTCCTCCTATGGAGTTATTGTACGACTGATTATTTATATTTTCAAGTTTTTCATTAACAATTTTTATAGGTATTTCTTTTAATCCCAGTTCCTTTGCTATTTGTAATCTATGATTTCCTTGTTCTATAGAATAACTACCATCATTATTTTTAGATAATTCGATAGGGTTTATTATTCCATCATTTTTTATATCAGATAATAAATCATTTACTTGTTTTTCTGTCCTATAACCACCATCATTATTTTTATATGGTAATATCTCTTCAATTGGTACCATCACAACATCGTTATTCTTTTCCATATTTTTTATAGTTTTATTCATAATTTCATTTTTTAAACTATCTGAAATATTATATGGAGAATTGTTAACCTTATTTGAATTATCAATATTTTTTTGTTCACTCATTAATGTTTGAATTTGTTCATTTGCTTCTACTGGTGATATATTACCTTTTTGATACTCTTCTTGTATAATTTTAGCTTGGTCATCTAAATTTGTTAATAAATTGTTTTTTGTATATATTTCATTATCTATATTTTGCGTATCTATACGATTATTTCTTATTGCTCCTGGTGTATTTATAACACCACCTGTTAATCCCCCTATTAATGCAGAATAACCAGCATTTTTCGTAGTATCTTTTAAATTTATATTTTTACCTAAGGTTAACTTATCATTAAGTGCATCTATATATTCTTGTATTCCTTCTTCTGTTGCCTCAGAACCACTAGCAGCTAGTATTTTAGCAAATGTCTTATTTGATACTTTTTTTCCTATTTGTTTTTGTAAAAAGTTTTCAAATGCACTTCCTGCTTCTGTTTCTGCTAGAGTATTACCACCAAACTTAGTTAAACCTTTTGTAGCAGAACCTAATAATTTACCAGTTAAAATTTCTGATGCTGTTCCTATTCCAGCATTTGCTAAAGCATTATTTTGATTAGCACCTTCATTTATTGCATTTTTATATGCCCTTTGTGCTATATCATTATTATATGCAAGAGTACCACCAACACCAAAAGTAACAGCATCTAAAGCTGTTGCTGTTCCTATTTTTCCTACATTTTCAGTAACATCACCTAATCCTGCTGCTAGCTTACCAGCAAAATTTTTGCCGTAAGTTTTTCTAACAGCTTGATTTTTTAATTCTAATTCTGATGGTAAATATATAACATTACCTTTTTCATCAACATACTTCTCGTTATCTCTTCCACCTAGATTTAAGAGCATTTCTCCTGCTCCTCGTAATCCTCTACCTATTGATTTATCATATACACTTTGTATAAATCCTGGATTATAATTTCCATTGCTATATTTTTCTTTATTATATAAATAGTCAGCTAATGCGTACTTATTTCTAGCTTCTTCTTTCTTTTTATATTCTTCGCTAGCACTTTCAAACGCATTATTAGTATCATCAACCAAATCTAAACCTGTTTTTTTGTTTTGCCTGATATCTTCTGTCTTTATTGTTCTATTATCATTTTTATCTTGATAAGTTAACATTTGTTTAGTTTTATCTGGCCTGTTTTCTTTTACTTTATTTTTCCACATTTCATTAGCTGTATCAAATTCATTTTCGGATTTATTTTTTATTTTTTTTAGGGTATTTAATGTGTTTTTGTTAGTTGAAAAATTCATATTTGAAGTGTCATTTACAGTATATTCTTGTACTGAACCATCTTCTCTATAAAGTTTCATTGTTTTCTTTTTTGCCATTGGAATTTTCACCTACCCGTATTTGTACCATGTTCCGCTTGTACTCTTGTAATATTTGTTTCCATTATATGTATATAGCTGTACTGATGCTTTTCCACCTTGACTTGTTGTTATTTCACCAATTGATCTACCATCCCATTTTAATTTGCTTAATTTTTTTGCTACAGAACTACTGGCTTTTGAACTTCCAGACGAACCATTACTGAATGAATTACTTGTTCTACTAGACGAAGAAGTTTTAGAGCTACTGTTTCTACCACTAGAAGAACCGCCGCCACCACTACCACTACTAAAACGTTGTTGCAATTGTTGTCTTTGTAAAGCTAAATTCTCATTGAATTGTCTTATACTTTCATTAAATTGTCTTTCTTGCATTTGCTGTGACAATATTGCTTGTTCTCTCTCGAATTGTTTTTGTCTTTCATTTAGTAAGTTTTGGATATAGTTTGATTCAATAGTTGCGTTAGCACTTGCTATTCCACTTGAATATGCATTATTAGCATCTGTTGTTCTTCTATTTATATCTGCGTTTGCTGCTGCTTCTCCTGCATTCAATGTATTAATAGATGTTTTTAAGTTGTTAGAATTTTGTAATCTTGCTTGTGCTGCTAATCCACTATTAGCTCTACCTGTAGTTGCTAAATATTCTTGAAAATTTTTAGCACTTAATCTGTTTTGTGCATTTGCACTACTTCTTTGTGTATTATAGCTTGCAGCATTCTTTTGTGATTCTGCATTTAAATCACTTAATGTTTGATTTCTTGTTTTTTCTAAATCTGCTACTGCTGCTTGTTTTTGTGCTTCTTTTAATTTGTTTAAGTCATTTGTATAATCATAGTTTGTTAATGCCATTTTTTTACCTCCTATTCATTTGTTACTACTGGTACTATTTCCCAAGCAGATGAATCCCACTCACCTGTAGTAGGACTAGTACATTTTTGAACAGCATAATTATGTATAACCATATCTCCTATTTCATATTCTGTAGCTGTCGAATATGTATCTTGATTTAATCCCATACCTGTTAATGCTGTTGACATACTTTCATTTACAGTTGCTATTGTTTCTCTTAATTCAATACTTACATCATTTACTATTTGGTTAAAATTTTGTTCTAATTCAGGAATAAAAACACCATTTATAAATGCTTTGATATCATCGCCTGCTTTATCAAATTTTGCTTTTAATTCTGCACTTGTTAAACCATCTGTCGTATTAGGTCTATCACTTAAACCTTGTATATTATCTACATTTGCTGAAAATTTTGTTAAATTTACTGCCATACATTAATCTCCTTTCATAAAAAAAGAAAGCTTATTTGCTTTCTCCAAAACTTTCAATTTTTAATACTAATTCAAGTATTGTACAATCAGTATCTTCATTACTATCTATTATTATTTTTAAATTTGTAAATTTTTTTGCTTTTAATTTTAATCTAAATGGTTGTGGATTATTAGAAATTTGAAAACTAAAATCACTAAAATCTACATCGTCCATTACTTGTACTTTATAATTTATATATTTTTTTACTTGACCTTCACTTCTATTTGAAATATATCCTATTGTTGCACTTGATTTACCTTGAGGTTGCAATACTACCCACATTTTTCTCATTGTTTTTCTTAAATATGGTACCTCAAAATCTGCAAAATTCATTTCCCAATGTGCGTTTATTACTACTTCATCAAACGTTTGAAAATCTTCATCCCATCTGACTATTCTTCCATCATTTAATGCCATATAAATATAATTTCCCATTTCTTCAAAATGAGTAAAAGAATCAGGTATTGAGAGTCTTGAATAAGTCTTATTATAATAATTATAAATATATATTTTATTATCATATCCGAACCACATTTGATTTTCTGATTGATGATCTAGTGTTTTTATTAGATTAAGCGGTAAAGATTTTAAATCTTCTCTTATTTTTTCAGAGATTCTTTCCATGTTTTTCTCATCTCTTACGTTAGTAGCTTTCCATAAAATCAACGCATCTTTATCTATAGTTACTGGATAATTGTCTAACAATTGTCCTTGACCAGGTGCAACATTACCATGTATTTCATTTAAAGGTAATGTTGTAACACTAGGAACAAGTCTTGATGTGCTTTCACCATTTGTTAATGTAACACTTAAACTTTCAGTTGAAATTGTCATATAGTAAGCTTCAGGTCTATTAGTAGTTGCTAATAGTCTATCATATTGCCTTGTTAAATCTGTTAAAGCAAAATTAGAAGGTCCTACATCTACTTGAGCAGTTGCCGGAAAATATTCTACACTAGGAACTCCATCTTCTAATCCACTATAATATGTTCTATTTTGACAGCTAACATTACCATATAAAAATACTCTAGTATCTACATCTCCACCAAAAATTGTACCAAATCTCATGTTTTCTATTATATTTCTATCGCCATCGTCTTTTGTCCAATAAATATCTATATTATCCATGGCTTTTTGTGGGGCGTTTGTAAAAGTAACCTTACCTGTTGTTAAATTAACAGTATAATCAGTATTTAACACTAATTCAACTGTATTTACTAAGACTTTATCAATACTTTCAACATTTTTTTGTGCTATGAAAAATTCTGCGGTTGTTCCGTCACCATTAAAAGTCTGATGTTTCTTACCAGTTAACATATTTATTTCATCATAAAGAATTCCACTTCCATCAGGCGATGAATTTATAAATACTAATGGTACATATCCTTCTACTTCTGCTAAAGTAGTTCCATCCCAACACATATATTTACCACACAAAATATATACTTTTTTATCAAAAGTAAAAAATGAAACTTCATTATCAGGAATTGAACCTATTTCAGTTGGTTCTAATTCATCCCAATGTTTTGTATCATCTACTTCATCTTCTCTTAAATAATATAACTTACCACCTGTTGCTACAAGTAAATATGTAATATTATTTAATTTTGTACAGTACATACCCTTTATTTGAGTTTCAAAATTAAAAAAACTTTTATATCCCATTATTTTTCTTAATTTATTATCATTTGTTATATAAAAATTATCCATATTTCCTGATTCACCTAGTTGTAATTGTGTATCTCCTGTATTTTGAATATTAAGTCCTAGGAACTTTTTTATAGTCGTAGGTGTAACGTTTGTTTTAGTAATTATTTTTGCCATCTAATCACCTCTTAATAATTAAGTTTCGCATCATATACATCTTCTTTTGATATTGGTTTTTGTGGTCTTGGTTTTAGGAACATACCTTTCATTTCTTCATATCTTTGTTCAAAATAATTTGCTAATGCTGTATCTTCGTGTAGCATTAAGTTTGCTGCAAGCCCATTTGTAAGCAATGTATTTGCTTTTATATCATCTATTTGTAATGGTTCTTCTAATGATTCAATTGGTACTGGTCTTATTTGTTCTTCTACTCTTCTATATCTATTTTCAATACCTATTAATTCATTTTGAAGCATTGTAAGAATAAATGGAGCTTTTTTCCTATAATCTGCTATTGTTTGTTCATCTAAACCTGAGGCAGTCATTTCATCAATCATTGCCATAGTTATATTAAAAATTTCTTCTGCTAACATTTTTTTCATCTCCTCATAATAAAAGAACTCAAAAGAGTTCTTCTTTTATCAAGAGATAAACTCTTGATTTAATTAAACATTACCTAAAGAAGTAGCTGAACTTCTGTGGGCATAGCATCCATCTTTTTTACTATCTAAAACGAATGCATCATAGTAAACACGACCTTCTACAAGGTTACCATTGATACCAGGAGGGTTGTCATGGATTTTATATTCTGCTAATTTTTCAGCAGATACAGTTACACTTGGATGTGTGATTATAAAATCAACATTTGATGGAAAATAAGAATCTGGTGCTTTTACTAGTTTAACACCATCAATTTCTCCAACTTGTCCATTGATAAGGAATTTTTGAGCTATATCACTAGCTTTTACAAATGAATCATCTAATTTTAAGAATTTATAAACAGAAGCTTTAATCATAGCAACACGTCCTGATTGAGGAACTTTATTATTATCTAGATAAGCTTGTCCATCTAAGAACTCTTCAAATGCATTACTCTTAGTAATAGCTCCAGGAGTAGTGTTTGTACCTCCGTTTGTTATTGCAGCTTGAGCAATCTTATTAATTCTATAAATATCTTTTGTAGGAACGATTACTTCATCAATTTCTCTTTGAAGTGATTTTCCAGCTCCTTTAACATTCATTTGGTCTACTTGATTTCCTTTATCAATTGTATATGTGAAAGCTTTATCTTGAGTTAGAGTAGCTGTTTGTACGCTATCTTCTAATTCAGCTGGTTCTCCATATCTATTTGATCCTGTTCTACTATAATCATTTAATGCAACTGTTGGAATTGAATAAATTTTTACTGTTTTTACTCCATCCCAGTCATAATCGTGGTTTACTATACCTTCAGTTAAAGATTTTAATTTAAATCTTTCATCTACCTTTTTAGCATATTTTTCAGCTAAGTTTACTGCCATTTTTTATCATCCTTTCTTTTTAAATAAAAAAAATAAGCATTTATTCTGATTCGAAACCTTCTAAGAATAAATCCTTACCTTTGTTTTCATTTACAGTACCATTTGTATTTACTGCTCCAACTGATGAGTTTGAGTTCTTTTCATTTTGCTCTTTGATTGATAATTGTTTCTTTAAATCTCCAATTAACCACTCTGAATAAGCTTGTTTTAAAGAACTATTTTGTGCCTTTTCAAAAACTTCTTTTGGAATAGAATCTGCTTTTACATCAGGAAAAGCTTCAATGAATTCTTCGAATTCTTTGTTTTTATTTTTTTCCTTTTGTACTGCTTCTTCTTTTTCTTTAAGTTCGTTTTCTTTAGCCTGTAATTGCTTACGTAGTTGGCTCGTTGCAATTACCTCCTTAGCAACGTCCTCAGGTACTCCATTTTCTATCATTTCTTCGATTCGAGCTTGCTCTTTAGCTTTTTCTTGCTCTCTTTCATATCTTTCAACTTCTTCGATATACTCATCTACACTCATACCTAATTCTTCTGCTTTTTTATGAAGATAAGTTTCAGCTTTACTTGTTTGCAAGTCATCATATTTTCCTTGCAATTTGTCATAATTAAGTCCTTTCTGATAGTTAGATACTAAATCATCAATATTTTCGATATTTACTGATTCTTTGTTGTATTTAACTTTTTTTGAAAGTGCTTCTAGTAAAGGTTTGAAATCTTCTTCACTATCCTCCTCGCTTTCCTCTTCTTTATCAGTTTCGTTTGGTTCACTATCCTGATTTTCAGATTCTTCTTCAGAGTTTTGATTTCCTTGGCCTTCAATAACTTCATTATCTACTTCACCAAAAAAATCGTCATCGTTCGCTTCAGTATTTTCAACTGGTTGGTTTTCTAATACTTCTTCGTTTTCCATAAAATAAATTTCCTTTCTTGCCTATGGTTGGGCATTAAAAAAGAACACTTATGTGTTCTCTAGTGCTACTTATAAGCACTATCGAAAGATATTGGAGTGGAAATATCTCTCGATACTACCTATAAGGTAGTATTTATTAATCAATTTTTTCTGATAATTTAGAATATTCTTTTGCTTTTTCTTTTAATAATTTGATCGCTTTTTCTTTTAATTTTTTATCTTCCATTATTTTTTGGTATGCTTCCAAAGTTCTAACTGCATCTTCAACTTTCCATTTTTCTTCTTGTTCATCTACCACGTTCACTTTTTTCATTATTCTCTACCTCCTATTTGTTCTAATTCAGCCATTTTTTCAGCTTGATTTCTATTCACTATTGTTTCAGGCTCTATTGGTCTTCGATTACCTTGTTCTCCCATCTGAAGTGTATTTGCTAATTCTTCTTCACTTGGTAATGGATTTTCCATATCACTCATCTGTGCTGCACCATCACCTTCTAATGCTCCCATCATTTCAAGCACTTGTTGTTCCATTTGTTCAGGATTTAATTGAAGTAAATTAGCTCTTATATCTTGTGGTAATGTGTCCATAAATTTACCCATTAAATTATATACAGCTTGTTTATACATATCATTTTGTTCTATCGAATTTATTAATTCATTCTTTTGTGGAATTATTTCATCAGGTACTCGTTTTAAATACTCTACAAATTCAATCATTCCATTATTTAATAAGTTATCTAATGTTTGTAAACTAGCAACCTCTGAGAAGTATGAAGCATTACCAACATCAGTTTTAATATGTAACCACATACCTTTTAATTTACTAAAATCAAAATCTTCTACTGTTCTTTCCATGTCATTACCTGATACTACTGGTCTTATACCATAATAAGTAGCCATCATATCTAAAATGATTCTTCCACAGTCTTCTACGAATTCATAAAATGCTGCTTTTACGTTTTCAAGTGGTACTGCAGCACTCTTTTGTATTGCTATTATTGCTGTTGCATTATTCATTGTTACATTACCAAGTGATGCATCTCCTACACCTAACGTTTCTTTTGTGTATTGCATAGCAAGTTCTATAGCTTGCATTATTTGTCCACTCATTGTTGCAGGTTCTAAATATCCTGCTATATTTCTTATAGAATCACCTTGTAAGTTAGTTACTGGTATTTGTGCTCCTATTTCATTTGTCCAACCTTCAATTCTATCAGCATCATATACCGCTGTTGGGAAAGCTGTTAGCATTAAATGATATATAACCATTGCAAACATCTTATTTATCGCTATCTGATTAGGAATTATTCCTGTAGTTTCTGCTCTACCGTGATATGATCCTTTTACTTCTTCCCAGTTATTAAATGCTATTGGATAATAATCTAGGTTTGTTCCCTTCTTTTCGTAAATATAAGCTTCTTTTGTACATTTATTAGCGTATATTTTGCCATTTTCTTTATAATATTTAATTATATATAATGCTTTCTTATAACCTTCTGCATCTGCTTCTATTTTTCCATTATCACCCATTTGGTATTGTGTGTCAGAATCTTCTCTTATATCTTGCCAATTACTGCATCCGTTTGCTTTTGCTTCTTTTTGAAGATTTTTTACTAAATCTCTACCTACTAGGATAATATATGGTTGTTTTTCCACTTTTCTTGTATTTGGATTTCCAAACATTACATTTGTAGAATCTATTATTTCTGCTTTGATTATTCCTTTTATATCGGGATTAGATTGTTTAAATGGAACTTCTTCAGTATCAAAATACCAATGTAAACACCAATCTCCTGTATCAAACCCATCTCCTAATAGTGTTCTACCTAATGCATCAAAATTAACGTTTTCTAATACATTTTTTATTTCTGCATTTGCTAAATCTGTATCTTTTACTTTTTGTTGCATTATTGCATCTCTTGTTTGCGGTCTATATTCCATTGGCTGTATTTGAATTGATATATTATCAGATTTTAACGATGCTATTTTAAATTGTTTTACTCTCTTAATTATATTAAATACTGGTTTAGGTAATCCTTCTGCTACTACATTTCTCCATTGGTCTCCTGTTGCAAAGGCTATATTAGTATCAATTACATCATAGTAATTTTTATCAGCACCTAAAAGTGAGTTATTATATTTTTTTCCAGCTTCATACAATTCCCAATCTTTTGTTATTTCTGCCATTAACTATCTCTCCTTTTTGAAGCTATTGTGTAATCATATCCCATTAAGTCATTAAATGCTTTTTGTATCTTTTTTTGTTTATCTTTTTCCTCTTTTGTTAGCTTCACTTTTGGTTTTTTTTCTTCTTTCTTAGGTTTTAATATGATATATGTTTCAAATGCTACAACACATATTAATATTCCTAGTATTATTCCTAATATCATTTCTAACCTCCATAATTTATATAAGAACGTGTTGTGTGTCTTCCTGCTATTCCAAGGATTCCTTCTTTTCTTCTTGATCTTATACTTTCTTCATAATCAAGCTCTTCTTGACTCTTTATTTTTGTTGCTTTTGTCCTTTCTATACAAAATCCTCTTATTGCATCAGGTCCATGTGTTAACTCATGCGGTTCTTTCGCACAGTCATTTGGATTTTTCTCGTCGTGTTGTATACTTGGTAATGTTCTTATGATATTTAAACAAGTATTAAAAAAGCGAAGTTTTGCTATTTTACTAACTTCGCCTGTTTGTTCGTCTTTTTCGTCTATTACTTTAAGATGTTCTGCTACTGAATACCATCCTTGTACTCTATTATTTGCACTTCTTCTTAAAATAACTCCATTTTCTCTAAATATATCGTACGCACTCTTTCCTGTATCATTTCTTCTATTCCATAAATCAGGTGGGCCATACGTATATCGTATCTTATCGTCTCCATTTACCTCTATTATCCTCTTAGCTGCCTCACTTATGATTAAATTAGACTCATATAACTCTTTATAGACATATTCTTCACCTTTTGGGCTTATTGCTATCCAATAACAAGCTAACTTATCTAGTCCATAATCTAAACTTCTATATCTATCCCACTCTTTTGGTATCTCAAATGGCTCTACTACATGTATTTTTCTGTCAAATTCTGTAAAGTATTGTCCATCAAATATATCCCAATTACCTTCTTTTAATGCTTTTCTCTCTTTTTCAGGTAAAGCATCTAGCCTTTTTACATATCCTGGGTCTCTTTCCATTAAAAATTTATTATCTGTTACAAAACTTGGTATAAATAGTCTTGTTTCTGTCTCTCCTGTTGCCATTTTGCACTCATGTACTTTTCCAGGTACTCCTATATCTATAAATCTCTCTTTTACCCATGTATGTCCTACTCCCCCTGGATTGGTACTACTTTTTATTCCTTTTGGATAATTATTAGCACCACGACATCTAGAAATCATATATGTGTACATAAACTCTGTGAAATGTGTTAACTCATCAAATCTTATCGTGTCATATTCTGCTGATTGATATTGATATACATCTTTCTCATTATCTATATATCCAAAGTCTATTATGGATCCATTTGCAAATGTCCATACATGCTTTGAATTATTATATGAAGCTACTTCTCTTGGATACATATCTAAACTTGTTCTTATTATTGATCTCTCTAAGTCAGGAAATGTCCTACGGAAGATTATTTGTTTACTCTTCTCATACTTTAATGCATATAAAAGTGCATCTACTAATTGTCCGTATGATTTTCCACCGCCTGCTGCTCCTCCAAACAATGTCTCAAATGCAGGGCTTCCTATAAACTCGCCCTGTTTCTCCGTTATAATTATATCCATTTGTATCACTCCATTAAAAAAGAGATTACTTTCATAATCCCTTTATTTACCCATATACCCCTTTTACTCAGGGGGTATCCCTTTTCTTTATAGTCTAAAGGCTTAAAAGACTTTTTATTTCATTATTGTTGGTTGCTACACCTAGATTCGAACTAGGGTATCTCAGAGTCAAAGTCTGATGCCTTACCGCTTGGCTATGTAGCAATGTTATGTGTTATATGTGTTATCTATGTGTGAATATATATAGGTATCCTACAGTGTGCGTGGATGTTAAAATATTGCTATGCCACATATAGGGGGGAGTATACTATAATACTATATACTATTGCTATCTAGTAGTGCCCTCCCCTCTGTGTACACGTGTATACCTCTCCTACACCACACAATATTATTTTTTATTTTTTATGTACTGATTTATTTGCACATAGGTTATCAGTGAAAGTTATTGATATATAACATTTTTATTTATCTATTTTTATATTAATATTAAATGCACTGTTTGATGTGCTTTTACCTAATTCTAGACTTTCTTTATCGTATAATATTCCTAATGTTGTAGATAGCTTATTTATATCTATATCATCGTTATCCAATTGTTCTTGTATTTTATCTAATGCTTTACTAATAATAATTGAAGTTTTTTTGCTGAAGTTCTTCCTAATTTCAGCTATCTCCTCATCCAATATTTTAAAATCATTTTTTTTATTTTTACTAACAACATTGTAATAAGTCTTTTCAGATATATTGAACTTATTTAATAGATGTTGTATGTCTCCTTTGTTAAATAGATAATGAAGACATATTTCTTTTTGGTCTTCTAGT